GAAGGCGATGTTTCTTGTCACGGCAAAACCTCGTCGGTCATAAGTGCCACTGTATAACTATACACTACCATTCCAGCACGCTACTACTGGTGCAGCCACAGTTGATGGCTTGGCCTGGCAGCACCCATTCGCCATCGAGATACATGCCCTTATCAATGTCGAACTCTTTGCCGTTCGCCTTGACGTGTGACTGGCGCGGTTCTTTGGCTGCGGCAGAGTGGCGCCATATGGCTTTCTTGATGCCAAGCTCTTGCCGGCGCGCCTGCTCCATGACGGCGTGGACTTTATTGCTCTGGTCGCGAGCGATGAGTTTCGCCCGGTTGCGACCGATGTGATAGGCGTGCTCGAGGTTGTCGGTCAGCGTCTTCAGGTCGAATCCGGCCTCGACCGACTCCCAAACGTATTTCTGCACGTCGCCCAGGTACTCGCCGGGGATCGACTTAATCAGGCCGACGTTGACGCCAACAGAGGCGCGCATGGCCTCCTTGGTTGCGGGGGTCAGCTGCAGGTTGACGGCAAAACCGGACTTCTTGAGCGTTGCGCTCAATCCGCGATCCAGTGCCCCGGCAGTCTGCCCAACGAATCGCCGCGCCATCTTCTGCGGCAAGTCGTTCAGGCTGGTCATCCACTTGGCAATGATGGCGTCGATCACGCGACCGAGGATGTCCCGCGCCGCGTCCATGGCCACCGGCTGCGGCGCCTGCCAATTGTGGGCGACCGCCTGCATCACCTCGTTGCGCGCGCTGCGCAGGAGGCGAGCCAGTTCGGAATGGTAGGCAGCCCGAATCCCAGCGTTAGGCCGGAAGTCGGGCAGGACTACGCGCTTGCGCTTGAAGGTCGTCACGCATCAAGGCCCTCATCAGAACCTTCGCTGGACGCATCATCCACGCCCTGGACTTCCGGCACATCGTCTACGTCAATCCCGTTGAACGGGCTCTGCTCGTCCTTGGACAGCGTCACGCGCGCCTCTTGAGGGGACACAATGGAAGCCTCTATCAGCTGCTTGGCATTCCGGCCCTTGGTCTCTTGTACCTGGGCAAGCTCAAGCTCGTTTAGCTGATAGAGCGGGTTGAACTCCCACTTGATGGCCGGGTCAATCTCCCCGAACAGATTCAACTGAATCAGGTCGGAGAAGGTCTTGATCAGCGGGCGGACGTGCGCCTCGTTCTGCGCCATCAGGTAATCGTAATAGACGCGGATCTCGCCATCGCTGCTTGCGTTTAGACCGGCAGGCGTGGCCCCGGTCAGCTTCACAAGCGGCGTGTGGCTTGGTCCGGCCATCTGCTCCTGAGCCTTGGTCAGCAGGTCCGGCAGGCTGGTCAGCGGGGTGTTGATCTGATCAATCACCTCACTTTCCTTGTCCAACAGCATTAGTCCGGAGTTTTCGCGGAAGCGGTTGAAGATCCCGGCACGCAGCCACAGGTTAGCGTCGCTCTCACCGTTAGCCAGAATGCCGCTCATGTCGGTAGACAGGATGGTCAGGCTGAACGCCTGTACGATCTGGGCCACGCTGTCGGCGGTGCGCTGGTAGCGTTCGACGTAGGGCTTCATCAACTGGAACATCGAGATGCCGCCGAAGTTGTAGGCAGGCTTCAGGATATCCGGTACTGGACGCATAACCAGTGTCATCAGGCGATCAGCATGCACTTGCTTGCCCAGCACGAACCACTGGCTTGGGACGTAGAAGTCCGCCTCGGTCGGATCGTTGGCGTTGTACACGCTCGGCGTGGACCACATCGGTTCAATCAGGCGGAACCCTTTTAGATCCCCCTTTTTCACGCTGACCTTGTCCATCAGGAAGGGCAGCTTGTCGTCCTTGTGATCCAGCTTGATGTAGATCTGGGCGCGGCCCATGCCAAGCTCAACCTCGATAGCCTTGCGCACCAGGCCGCGAACATTGTGCTGCTCGAAAGCGTCGTTGATCTGGTTGATTTTGTTCTGTCGTGCCGAGGCTTTCTCTTCCTCCTGTATCTTGAAGGCTTCAAGCTGGGCGTCAGTCAGGTCTGATCCGCTGTCGGCGTCCGGGTCATCTATCTTGAAGCGGCCCCACTCGCGGGTCATCTCGGTGGCGGTCGTCTCGGCCACGGCGCGGTAATCGCTCGACTGGCTCATGGCGGCCAGGACCGGATAGCCAGGGAAGGNGCCGTAGAAGTTCGGNATGCCAACAGAGGCGTAGTCATAGATCGACTGACAGCTATCCATGGCCACTGCGGGCTTCTGGTCGGCCGGCACCACCTCACGCATCAGCACGGGCGCGGCAAGCCTGACCGGCACGTCTGCATCAGCCTTGCGCGTTTGTTCGTCCTGCATCATGCGGATGATGGTGCGCTGCTGCTTCAGCTTGCGGTCTTCGATGTCGGCCTGTTTCTCGGCCAACTCAAGTTCGCGCTCTCTCAGCTCTGCTTCTTTGCGGCGGCGCTTGCGGCCAAGTAGATCGATCATCTTGATTGATTCTCTGCGTTGATGTTCAGGCCGCGACGGATCGGAGCGTAGGCCATTATGAAGGCGTCGGCCAAGTTAGGGCTCGGCACTTCGCGCTTNTTGAGGTCCGATTTAGATTCTACCTTTACCCGGCCGTTCGTGTCGAAGTCCCGCAGAGGAATAGATAACTCCATCTTCAGCTTTTCCAGGTGGGTGATCTGGCTATCGATGCTTATTAGGTCCTCAATCTTGAAAGTCGGCGGCACCGTCCCATTCTTGATCGACTGCACTACCTGGAAGGTGAGCCGGAACCGGTCGGCCACTTGCCACCACATCTGCGCTTTGATGTTGCTGAAGAAGTCCTTGTTCTTGATCTTCCCCTCATAGATCGCATCCGGCCGCATCACCTTTCCGCCAGCGTTGAAGCCGTCATGCGTAACTCGGTTGTTCGGATGGCTCACATTCAGCTCGTTGAGCTTGGAGCCGGCAAAGGCACCTACGCCAATCGAGTCATAGATGACGTGAGCGCCTGCCTTCTGCGCGCTGTGGTAGGCTCGAGTGCACGACTTGAGGATCTGGTCCTCTTGTCCTTCCCACTCGTCTGTTGAGCGAGTCACCGACCCAATGCGAAGGATCGTCGCGCACTTGTCGTCACCATCATCAGCCACGTCAAAGCCTAGCGTTGCGCGGCCATCCTCAAGACCTGGAATCAGAAGGTGAGCATCAATAGCCGCCTCGACCCACGATGCCTTGATAACAGAACTGTCGTCGTCCGCCCGCGGCTTGCCCAGATACACATGGTCAAACGTCTCAGGACTGCGGACGCGGTGCGCCTCGATAACCTTCAGGATCGTTTTGCTCAGAAATGGATTGTCCGTGTAGTTGATCTGCTTGACGATGGTGTCGGGCGGCGTATTCACAACGAAGTTCCGCCACACGAAGTCGCTGACCAGCTTTCCATTAAATATCAGCCAGCACTCGGAGTTGTCTTTTCGAATTGTTGGTTCAAGAATCTCCCATTGCGTGGCGTTCAGCCCGTGACTTTCCTCAGACCAAAGCACGTCGACGCTCTCCACCGACTTGATCTCTTCGGTATGGCGCCATAGGCCGTAGAAAATGAACTCGGCGCCAGTGACCTTGTGGATAATCTTGTTGTCGAGGATGCGGAAGCGATGGCGCAGGCCGAATCGATCGATCTGGATCTTGAGCAGCGCGTAGACCGACTCCTCGATCTTGTTTTGGATCTGGCGCACGCAGAGGAACTTGAGCTTGTAGTTGTCGGCCAGGCGTATCGCGTGCCCCGCCGCATCCCATGACTTCGAAGAGGACCGGCCTCCGTGCAAGATCTTGTTCCTAGCTGGAGTCTCCCAGAACTCGCGCAGGAACGGATTAAGCGTCGGCGCTTGCAATGTCTGCATAGAAATCGCCCATTCCTCTTGGTGTGCCGCCAGATGGGTCGCCACCCTGCTCCGGGACAATGTCGTATGCCTGGCGCTCAAGGCCAACCAGCGTCTTCAGCGTCTCGGCCAATTCCTTCATGGTCTTGGTGCGATTCGGCAGGGCGCTTACCTTTTTGGCCAGAGCCAGAACGTCAGCCATGGCATCGCCGTCTTCGTGGTCGCCATCCTTGAACTTGGTGATCAGCTCTTTGATCGTGCCCTGCTCGTCAGTGAGAGCCTCAAGCTCATCCAGCAGCTTGTTGGTCATGCGCCGGGCGCGGGCAATATCGCCGCGGTGCGCCATCCTGACGTCAGCCACATGCTCGGCATTGCCGTCGATGATCTCTCGCTCGGTTTCCACTGATCTACTGGCAACCTGACTGGCAACCTCTCGTTTGGCAACCAGTGCATCTGCCTTGGCGTGGATCTTCGCCTTAAGGTCTCGCTCCCACCCGTGGGTCTTGGCGCGCTTCTGAATGGCGGTGTGCGAAACACCTGCATATCCGGCTATCTCGCGAACAGAGAGAATGCCAGCTCGATAATCCTTCTCGATCCGCTCCCAGTCTGGAGCCTTCTTTGCCTCGGTCATTGCTTACTACGCCTTATGGTCAATCCTTCATCGCTTCCATGCACCGGTTGTAGTTCCACTGACTGAACCACCTTGCGTTGGTTTGCGGCGGGAACCAATTGGTCATGGAGACGGTTTCTCGCATGTAGGTGCGAAGCTGCTTCTGTTCGATCTGGCTGGCTTCTTCGTACAGGTATTCGATGGGCTCGCCGAGGTTGCGCCGTGCCATGATGATGTTGGACATCGCGCCGACGATCAGGCAGAACTTCTCGGGCTGCTGGTCGATGTTGTCGGGGATCTTGCCGGCCATTACCGGCTGGCACCAGGCCGCGACAACCAATGCTGCTACTGCAAAACGTTTCATAAACATAACTCCGCCAAGGGTTGGTTTTTCCGCACCACAAAACCGATTCATCTCAATTTGTGGCGCGCACGCACAGTAGCCGGCCAAGGATGCGGGCGACATTGCCGCGCTCCAAGATTGCCAGCACTAACAGGATAAACAGGACGATGGTTGCTAGGGGATGAGCTTCTGGCCAGATCTTGTAAAGGATGATTGATCCCATCACCTCAATCCATTGTGCTCCGGCCGTGGCGGCGATGAAAAAGGCCACCAGGCTGGGGAAAAGCTTGTACCTGGCGCCATTGCGTTGGTACATGAACGCCACAACGAAACAGAGGCTCCCGCAGAGCATGGCGTAAAGCAGTGTGTGCGCGTGGGATAGACTCATCAATCATTTCTCCGAGGGAGAAGTCGTCCGAGGGCTGAAGGCAGATCGGTGAGCCACTTGGGCAGCTTCCCGGTTTTAAAGGATTCGAGGATGCTGATGCTTACCAGGACAGTGACAAGCCCGCAGGCAAAGGCGGCGATTCCGCTGGTCTTGGTCCAGGCCTGAGCCAGAACTTCAGCGGCGGCGTAGTAGCCACCGATCCACCCGGCGAGCAAGTATCCGACCCGCTGGGCCGCGCTCAGTTCCTTGGCCCACAGGACAAAGATTAGCGCGCCTACGAACGAGCACACAACCGCGTTCAGGTCGATCTGAGGCAGGCAGCTTGCAACAGCAACCCCGGTGAACCCGACAGCGGTACAAGCTACTGGGGTGGCGACATCGGCCATAATCAGTCCTTTAGTGTTTGTAGCGGAAGTGTGAGGGTGAGCTTTTATCGGCGCCGTCAACCAGATTCGACGCCGAGAAAATCACAATGCCCGCGCTGAGCGCAAAAGCGAGCACTGCAGCAAACCCTTCATGCCTCGAACCATCGGTTCTTTTTAGGCCCTGAATAATGAAAACGCAAGCCAAGAACACGTTGGCGCTGATGTCCCGATTCATCGAGTAACTGGCTAGTGCCAGTGAGAAAGCGAGACAGCTCCAAGCGGTAGACGGTTTCATTCTCGACCCTTCGAATTTGCGTGTTGGTTGATTGTATGCGCTCTGGATTCGTTCGTCATGTCAATATGACACTTAGCGGATTGACGGCCATAAAAAATCCCGCGTGTTTTAAGTGCGGGATTTTTCCAGGCCGAGGCCATCCAGGATTTATACGTTGATTGCGGCCGGCCAATCTGGCGTAGCCATCGGTACAGCGCTAGTCATGCCGAAGTGGTTGCTCAAAGCGATCAGGTTGGACTTGATGGGGCTGGAACTGGCATCACTACCCGTTCGCCACTGAGCCAGGGTCAGATCGTGCTTCACGGACTGAGCCGCGAACGACTGAACGTCGCCAATGACAAATCCGGCGACATACTCAACACGCTCGGCTGCATACGCCCCGAACGAACCCAGGCACATCGCCAAGGCCAAACCGATAAAACTCAGACAGCGCTTGATAATCATCCTTTGAATCTCCATTGCAATGGTACATCGATAGGCCTCGGAATTTTTCATGTGGCTCCGATTCCACCGAGACAGAGTTATCGACGCATCCCGCGCCGTCGGTTAATAGCACCGAACGCTCGACCGGGAAACTCCCAATCCTTGCCACCAGAAGCTAACAGGATTTCAGGTCCTGCGCTGGCATTGTCGCTGGTGGTTGATGTAGATGGCCGGTGCTTATCTCCGGCTTTGAATGGGTGGATTCGAACCACCGACGCGCCTTTTGCGAGGCCGCTCTACCACCTGAGCTACAAACTCACGATCCAGTCACCCGGCGATCAACCCGGTCACCTTTCACGCTTAGCCAATCAGCCTTGGCATTCATCTGCATCCGTGTACCGCCTGCTGCTGTGGCCAGGTCCGCCTTGCGCCCGAACTGGGTTCATACAGTTCGATTGCGCGCCTCGCCGCATGTGTCAGCCTTTCGGCTCGCGAGGCATTACCTTACAGCTCGACGCCCTTAGACCCTTACGGGAACTGGCGGTACACGGATAAAGACGATTTCCGCATGTGCGGGCTGGCGGAAGCTGTTCTCCGCGTCGCTGGCGTTGGTTGTGTGGAGCGGATACAGGGAATCGAACCCTGATTGTAAGCTTGGAAGGCTAACTAGCGACCTGCGCTACCCGCTTGGCTCCGAGGCACCTCCCCTCAGATGGTCAACTGCTTTTGGCTCCCTGAAGAATCTCAGATCTACGCCGCAGAGGGTTGACGCCCCATGCTCTGGCTGACACGGCTGGACTCGAACCAGCAACCTCGGAGTTAACAGCTCCGCGCACTACCAATTGTGCTACATGTCAAAAACTGGTGCCGATACAGGGATTTGAACCGAGGACCTTCCGCGTATGAAGCGGCTGCTCTACCTGACTGAGCTACATCGGCGACTGCAGGCTTGCTGGGAGTCGAACCCGGAACGTATCGGGGCAGCGAGTATCCGATATCACTTTATCCGAGCGTGTACCATTTCCGCCACAAGCCTGCCGATCCAGTATAGAACAACCAACTTAACTCTGTGAAGCCCTTTTCAGAGCCTTTATCCGAACATCATAACCAGAGGGCCGGTCAGCGCCAGAGCCCAGCCGAGCAGGGCAATCGTCCTGATAAGCCGATAATCCTCATCCCTGGCCACCCACAGATTCCAAAGCTCATGCTCTGTAGGCGACTTAATGTGGCCGCGAAACTTTCGTTGCATGTCTTCGTATTTCATGACTTCAATCCTCGAGCAATCCGGTCCCGGCGAATCAGGCGGCGGCAACCCTCAAGGCATCCTCCGCAGAGCAACAGCATGAATCCGACGTACAAGTGAATGATCATTCTGCCTTCCTCTTGAGTTCGCGGGTCTTGGCGCGGTATTCGGCGGTGATGGCTTTCAATTCGTCGATGGTGTAGCGCTTTGGCTCATGCGGGCCTTCCAGCCAATCGACCTTGTCCTGACCGATGCGCTTTATCAGCTCTAACCGGTAAGGCCCGAGGTTGCCGGACTTGGCCATGTTGCAGTTGCGGTTGCATTGTAAATGTACGTTCAAGGGCTCAAATCGAAGCTCTGGATGACCGCCAGCTGACCTGAAATGGCCGGCTGCGTATTGAACATCTGCCGTGGTGCCGCATGAGACGCAAGGCAATCCGGCGTCCCTGGCACGCACCCAAGCATTGAACGCGGCCTGCGCCTCGCGCATGTACTGCCCTTTGGTCTTTACGCGCTCCTTGGCCGCTCTCAGGCTCTTGCGGTCCTCCTGCTGAATCGCCTTTCTCGCCTTGTCCTGATTTTTCGGCGCATCAATGATCGCGCAGGCCGGACTGCAAACAGCCTGACCCATGCGAGCTGGGACGAATAAGGTTCTGCATGATTCGACCCGGCAGCGCTTCGGGCGCGGCGCCTTGGCTTGCAGGGTCATGCAGTTTCACCCTTCGTATTTTTTGATTGACGCCCATGATTTTCATGGTAGCCATTCAATGAGTCTGCATTTTTCCTGGCCAAAACGGCATCTTCAATATTTTCAAAGTCGCCCAGGTGCTTTCTACCAGCATCAGTCGAAATTTGAGCTCTCCATTTTGATACTTGCTTGCACCAGGAAACCCCTATATGTCCGCTTGTGTTGCTAGATTTTTTTGATGAATTCCTAGTATTAATTTTTTGGCTAACAACCCGAAGATTTTCAATCCTGTTATTCAGTGGGTTCCCATCTATATGGTCGATATATCCATCAGGGTATTCTCCATATGCCATCATCCAAATAATCCTATGAACCTGATGTGTTTTCTTATTCAGGAATGTATGTCGATACCCACTGTGATGGACTGATCCGACCTCAGTTCCAGCTTTTACTTTTGAGCGATTTATCTTCCAGAAAAGACGACCGGCTTCCGCATCGAATCGGAATGCCTCATTAGCCTCATTGAAGGTTATTACCGTCATGAAAATGACCCCATTTGATCAGCAGCACTCATGGCCGCCTCTTCACTTTCAAAATGCGCCGACAGCACCAGGCGCCAGCAGGCGTTAAACACGTCGCGGTATAGCGGCTGGAACGCGGTTTCATCCATCGCAGACCAGCTGATCGACTTGGCCTCCTTGCGAACCCCATCAGGCGTGCGCACAAGGTGGAAATGGCCGGCCTCGATAGTCACCCACTCCCGGAATGCCTCTCGGCTCTTATCGACTGCCGGGAAGCGCTCGGCGCGGTCTTGCTCAAGCTGCGCGATGTAGGCCGCGACCGCATCCGATAACTGCCCCGGCTTTCCGCTAGCCTGCTCGAAGAACTTGGCCAGGCCCTGGATGCCGCGCATCTCCTGCCGCGGTACCAGGCCGCCGACCGGCTCGAAGTAGTCAAAGGCGAGATCGAGCATTTTGAAGAATCTCCGGTGAAAGCCGGCGTTCCGCATCTTGGTGAACTTTCCGTGAATGGTCTGACCTGACTTCCACGCCTGCATAGTCTCGCGATCGGCCTCGGTGGCCGGCACAAGGCCGTGCGAGGTGCGAATCAACGCTATCTCAGCCATGATTCAGCGCCTCGCTAAGGAACCCCTCGATGAATCCTCCGGCCACGGTTATGCCAAGCCACGCAAGGACGCTCATCGGCGTGAACTCCATTTGATGCGCAACGACCAAGGCTGTAATCATGGTCAGATATCCGAAATAGCTGATGGTCGGAGCAAATAGAAAATGTCTCATGCCGACACTTCAAGGGCCTTTTCAGGTTCTATTTTCTCGGCGGCAAGGATAGATCTTGCTGACTTTTCCGCCGCACTCATCAGAAAAGATATCCCCTCGTCAGGGTCGTCAGTGATCGTGATGTAGGCATCGGCTATTTCCTCTGTGCTCATCCCGTATAGAGCTAGCGCAGAAAACAATTGGAACTTACTTGGGCCGCCATCTAACGGCGCGAAAAGATCACCGCCATACATCCATCCACCATACATGGTGCTCATAACAGACGCATGAGACATGGATGCCGACCATTTTTCACAGTCGCTTACTTGACGGCCTAAAGTCTCACTTTTCAGAATATGAGAAATGGCCGACTTGAATCTTTCATTTTCAGCCTTGATGATATTTTTGATTGGTTCCGGCGTTTCTCCGCAAAACTCTGAATCAATTATTTCAACAATCTTCTCCATGTCTACACCCTTAAACCATTCTCCGGAATACCTTTCTGAGCACGATTGGGCGCAGTAATCTATCAGCCTTTTTTCTGCGCTTACCGTATCAAACATAACCCCTGACACAGCAGAATCAATTAGTGTTGCGCCTCGTATTTTTGAAGAGCCAACATGGACCGTTATTCGATCTGACGCTACTCTTCCTCTTCCTACTTTGACCAAGCCATCAGAAAACAATGCCGCATAAACCTGGCCTCTTTTGAAAGATTTTGCGCTGCGCATTTTCTCAACCCACAAAAAAAGGCTTAGGCTTTGCGGTGGTCGTAATCTTGTTGGATCTGGATCGAGGGGGAAGCTCAATCCAACAAGAACACCGCAAACCTAAACCTTCGTTACCCTCGATCCATTAATACCGGGTTACGACGCCCGAACTCACATCATACCGCTACCGGCCTGGATTGGCCAATGGGTCTTTATTCCTTTCCGGTTGCGTAGCCGATTGCCTCAGAAACCGTCTCTGCCAATGACTCACAACTATTCGGAAAATCCACTTCGCATCCGTCACCATCCCATAATTCGGCGTATCCCGCGTCGCGCTCGATGCAGATCCGAATTTCCCAGCCGATAGGTAACTCGCCAGCAGCGCGCTGCACCTGCTGATACAGCTCTGATTGTTGCTCAAGCTTCTCTGCCATCTTCATTGATTGGCGGCAATCACCACGCGCGCACTCAAGCAGCGCTACTAGGCGATCATTCTCAGCCCTCAGCCTTTCTATCTCGCACCCTGCGCACGGGGACTGACC